TGGTGACTGACTCCAGTTCCTTACCTACCGCCAATGCCTCTTTGATGCCAGCGACAGCAGCCTTGGCAACTTGAGTGACTGGTTCGCTCATAGTTACTCCGGCAGTCTATCTGCTCGGTTGTAACCAAATAAAGTCTGTGATGCTCCAATACCGCCTATTTCAGCAGATTGTTTTTGCACTAAGTCTCCGAATTGTTTAACAATTTCTGGCCTTGATCTAAGAAGTAAGTCGCTTACCTGTAATCCTAATGGAGAGTACAACCCCGATATTCCAAACGCCGTAGGCACACCAATAGCCGGATTAGATAAAACAGTTATACCGCCTCCAACCTGCGCTGCTAAACGGCCTTCCAAAGTAGACTTTGCATCTTCTCCAAGAATCTTTAGAGCTGCGTCTGCGTCAACCTGTCCTCTTGCTCTACCTTCCGCAAACCTTGCCTTTTTACGGCTTAGGTCTGCTTGCCTCACAGCCACTTGATATTGCTTTGGAGAGAACACACCATTCTCTGCTCCAGAGTTTGCAGCAGCAATCTTCATAATTGCTAAGTCACCATAGGCACTATCAATTCTACGAAGTTCAGGTGTAAGTTTTGGATTCTGATAGCCAATCTCTTTTTTAAATACGCCAAGAACGCCCTGTAATGCCTCTCCAATCTGTCTATCATTGGCTGAGGCACTATTTAAGTAATTTAAAGCCTCTTTCCGAAGATCAGATTCTATGGCTTTAATATTAGTGCCTGTTAGTTGACTATTGGCGGGAAACTTACTTAGCATTATGTTGTTTACAACTCCCTGCACAGTCTCTCTCTGGCCTGGAGATGGTAAGTTAGCTTTACTGAGTGAGCCAAGAATGTCGCTAGTGGTCTTAAAATCTAACTTAAATGACATCTTAGACAAGACATCATCATATTTCTTAGACACCTCATCAGTGGCAAAAGCAACAGCGTCCCTGCCAACAACGTCATCGGGTAACTGTGTCCCAACTTTATTTAGTGCTTTGTTAATAACGCCTTTGTTGAAATTAAAGATTGTTTTTTGACGGGCGTTTTCAATCTGACTACCAACTAAAGGAAGATTCTGTGCAAATTCTTCAGCAGACTTAAAACGACCACCTAATACCTGCCCTGGCGTAGGCACAATACCTAAATCCCGCATTGTTTGCTCTGCTTTAGATACCAAAGGTTTTGCTACCCTTCCAACACCGGCAGCAACTTTTTCACCAACAGCGCCACCAACAGCGCCTAGACCAATTTGAGATGCTTTTTCACCGGCAAACTCTTCTCCAACTACTGGTTGTAATGCCCCAGTAGCTGCTCCAGCGGCTGCTCCAGCACCAACATTAGTAAGCCCAGCGGCTCTTCCTGCCTGTGCGGCTCTTACACCAACTGCAATATTTGCAGGATTTACAATATTTCCACCTAAACGACCAATGTCAAAGCCTGTTTCCCCTTGCGCTGCTCTTTGTTGTTGATAAGCGGCTTCTTCTGCTCTAACCATCTCATCAACTCGTTGCGCTTCAGAACCAAAAAAACGACTTACTGGGTTTGGTGCTAATCCACCAAGAGAAGTAACCTGCTCTAATCCTCTAGGCAATAGTTGAGCGCCGGCACTAATAGGATCTTTAATTCCCATTAGAAACCCGCTAGATGGTGCAGCAACACTAGTCTGCTCTTTAGCAACACCTAAAGAACTTGCTATTTCATCAATCTGAGACTCGTTAAGTTCTGTCTCTGTCTTAATCTTTTTTCCACCAATTACATAGGTAGGCATAATTAATCCTCAATAATTTGGTAAGTAGTTCCGCTTTTAGTAGTTCTTTGTGTTGTTTTTGGTGTTTTCGGAACTTTAACTTCCCCAAGCGGAAGTGGTTTTCCTCTTTCAATTGCTTGTGACTGCAATTTAAGTCTTTCAATTCCTTCGTTTATTTTCTTTTCAGCAGCGTTTAAAATATTTCTAAGAGTTTCTGGTTCTAAGTCAATTCTACCGCCCTGTACATCACGAAGATATTTTAATTCTTCTACAGAGTCGTTACCCCCAAACTCTTGCAATCTTGGAATAACTGTATTTCCAATCTCACTTAAGAAAGTCTCAGTGTTAATAACTTTCTTGCGGTCGCCAATTAAACCACCAGAATATTTAGCTGCTCCTTGAGCAAGCGGGGCATATGGCCCAGCATAGATGCCTTTGTCTAGTAAAGCTCTAGCACTCTTTAGGCTTGTAATTGCTGAATACTTATTATCAATTGTTGCTTGTGCTTCTCCAACTATTTTTCCAGCAGCAACATCAGCAGATTTATCACCAACATTAATAGTTGCTCCTGGACTTGCTAGTTTTAAAACTTCTCTAGCAACATTCAATTTTGCTGCTTCTTCTTTTGTTAATGTCGCTGGGTCTTTAACACCTAACTCAAACATAACATTTCTTGCCTGATCTAAGGCGCCAGCTTGTTTCTCTCTAGTTGCCGTAGCTAGTGACGCTATACCAGCAGCCTGTCTCTGGAATCCTTGCATCCGTTCAGACTCCAACTTAGCAGCCTGTTGAGCCGCCTGTTGAGCCAAGGTAGTTACACCCAACCTAGCCGCAGAAGAAGATAACTTCTTAAAGAATTCTGGTGACGAAGCATCGTTATCTGAGGCTTGTAAGGCTTCTTGGTAGGCCTGCTGACCCAACTGAGCCTGCTGTAGTCTTGGGTCCTGCACCGAGGGAAGTCCAAACAAAGTATTGACAACACCACCCAAGGCCTGACCCATCTGCTGGCCTGATCTAGCAGCACCAAGATTAATAATCTGCTGTGGGGTTAACTTAGCCTGCTCTAGTAATCCACGCTCACGTTCAGCCTCGATAGCCTGCTGTATCAACTGAGGATTATAAGAACCAAATAATGTTTGCTCTGCCATTTCTATTTCCTTTAGTAAGGGCTGTAACCACCACTCATGTTTTCAAAGCCTGAAGATGATCCGTAATAACCGCCTGATGTATCAATGTCAGGGTTATAGGAAAATCCGCTACCACTAGTGCCGGCATACGGGCTTAATGTTGAAACTGGTGCTGGTGCTTGTTGTTGACCAAAGCCTAGACTTCCAAAAAAGTCTTTCATTAGGTTTTGACTAGCAAGATTCCTAGTACCAATCTGTGATAACTGACCACCAAGCCTGGTCTGTGCTGCTGCCATGCCGCCTTCTAATAAAGACCGACCAGCTTGTGCACCAGCAAGAGCTGACCTGCCGCCCAACTGAGCACCGATGTCCAGAGGTTGCTGACCTGCCTGCTCAAGCAACTGAGACACACCAAACTGAGTCTGGAATGGTGCCAGGGCCGATGTCTGTAATTTACCGGCTTCGCCAAACAACCCAGTACCGTAAGCAATACGATTCCTTGCTTCTTGTTCTGCCTGTGCAGCCAATTGCAGGTCTTGTGTGCGCCTTGCTGTAGCCAACGCAGCCAACTCAGGCTGACCTACATCACCAATGTTAAGGCCTGCACGACCACGACCAAATACAGAAGCACCCAATCTTGCCTCTTCACGCTGACGGATTGGATCAAGCATTGCATACTGCTCTTGCAGATATTGGTTACGAGCCTGTTCTGGTGTTGTTGCTAGGTATTGCTGACCAAGACCAAACAAGGTCTGAGAAGGCGCTACAGCCTGTTCTGCAAGCCCTAGACTGTCTCCGTAGAGGGTAGAGAGCCTGTCTTGAAGAGCCTGTATCTCTGGCGATGTAGTATAACTAGCACCACTAAGACGGCCTTCAGGACCGTACTGAAACTGTGATTGTCCAAACCTAGTAGAGATGCCTACGGGCCTAAACCGGGCTTCTTCGGCTGCTAATTGTGCAGCACGTTCTTGAGCATCGGCTGCATACCTACTTGCGGCTGCTTGCTCCGCTGCTGCTTTTCTTGTAGCCCGTGCGCTTATGGCTGATCCAATTACGCTGCCTATTGCGTTACTCATTTAGATTACCTCTTTTTCTAAAATGTATCCAGTTAGTTTAAAACCAAACTTCTTCTCAAATGCTTTATAGTTACGCTTAGTGCCCATGATTATCTTCTTGTAGCCTAACTGCTTTGCTAGTTCATTGAGATAGATATTCCAGTAGTACCCATCACCATAAACTTGCAGAGCAACTAAAGCATCGTCATGCTCAGTCCAAGACATAAAACCATGTTCATTTTCAACTAAGTTGTCTAATCTTATTCTGGTATCTTTAGACTTAGTTAGGTACTCTTTTATTTGTTCGTTATTCATTAACTTCACAGTTACGGCAGTAGTTTTTTTAGTTCTTCCACAGACGGCGCTGCATTCATCTTTTGCTGCATCTGTGCGTATTTATCACGAATAACTTGACGCTCTGCCTCAGCAGTTGCAGCCTCTGACGGAATTGTTGCTTTAATGTCCAAAGGAGCAAACTCAGCAGAACGAGCAGCCCTGCGTTTATCGTGAGCAATACCTTTTGCTTTTTCTAAATTAACAGTTATCATTCTACCCACTCCCAAGCATTTCTAAATGTACGGTCTGATGGAATGCTGGATACATCAACAATCTTATATGTCTTACCAGCAGGAACATCCTTGGCTGCAATCTGCTCAATAGTCAGACCACAGTCAGTAGGAATAATTACGGCTACACCGCCGTTATCTGTTGGGTAAATTATTCTTTTGTTCATAAAAACCTCTGTTAAGTTGATTACCTAAATACCATGAACGAAATATCACCAACATCTGTCATAGCTCCGCTGTTGGGGTTTCCAACTAAAATCCTAGCAGCTCCGGTGGTTTTAGTGCTTGGCAGGTAAGTGCTACTTCCGCTAGGATAGTAAGTAACTATCGAGCCGCCAGTAATGTTTGATGAGGACAAAGCCACCGAAAAACCACATACGGCATAGCTTGTATCTGGCAATGCAGTTGAAAAGTTTATTGTGTAATCGCCAGTTCCGTTATCAGTGATGCTTGACACATTGCCGCTTCCTGTGATAGAAACAGTGCTGATGCCATTAAAGTTTACCCAGGCTCTAGCTGCATAGATAGGGGCAGAACCTGATTGAGCACCGTCTAACTTAGTAGCAGAGATAGAAGCATTAACTAACTGCGAAGCATTGATAGTCTTGTTAGTCAGTGTCTGTGAATCGCTTGTACCAACAACGGCACCGCTAGGAATTGCTTTCTGTGATGCAGATCCATCAATATTGCCACTAGCATCTGATAGCACAAAAGAAGAAGCAGCAATGCCAGACAATGTGTTGCTGTCAGCACTGATAGTCTTATTTGTTAAGGTAGCAGTTGCTGTTCTTTCATTTACAATAGCAGTGCTGGATGCAACAGCAGTGGCTACAAATGCCGTAGTCGCAATCTGCGTAGTATTAGTGCCTGATGAAGCTGTAGGCGCTAACGGAGTACCAGTAAAGGTAGGGCTATTACTGTCTGCCTTGGATGATATGGCAGAGGCAATAGCGGTATATTCTGCATCAATCTCAGTACCTTTAACGACCTTGGCTGGATCTCCAGAGCTAAGGCTGTCTTTAGATGCAAAGTTAGTTGCTTTTGTATAGTTACTCATACTGTTTTTCCTTGTGAGACATAAACATCGATTTTCTGGATAGAAAGAGGATCACCGTTGATTGTGGCTTCTAAGGCGATTTGTAGTACAGTCCCGGTACCTGAAGCATTGATTTGAAACTGGTCTAGCACGATACCGTTAGAGTATTCGGCTATGTTGTATTCCCCTACATTATACTCGTAAACGCCGCCTGTGTCAAGTGTTTTTGTGATACTTTGGTAATTTTCTTTGTATTCAAAGCCCCATTTGATGGCTACAGCGTCACCAGAGCCACCAATAACCACAAATCCTATCTTTTTAAGGACTTTTAAGGCTGTTGGGCTACCAAAGTCAAAGTAATTAGTGTAATACTGTAGCCGGTAGGTAGAGGCGTTATCTAGATGTCCATAGTATTTACCGATGTACCCAGGCTTGCCTAGCAATAACTGCTTGGCTTGGTTAACAAACAAAGCCTTAGGATCAATGCCGTCCCATATAGTGACACGGGCAGAGCCGTCCTGTAGAGCACCCCGCATATCAAAGCAGTAGGTAGCCTTGGTTGCTGGGAGGGTAAGCAGATAAAAGGCATCCCTGTCATAGTAGATAGACTTGATAGTGCTGGCTGTTTCTGAGGCCACCGCAGTAATTAGGTCATCACGGACGTTCTTAGACATATCCCGCATAGGCAGGGACTTCTCTTGGATAACCCGCTGGAGGCTACGCACACCAGAGTCAGACAGGAAGATAATATCTGTGCCTGTATTCTGCACAGAATCCCTAGCAATACAGCCTACATTGGGGATAAAGTCTTCTAAGGCCAAGGTAGTGACATCTATAGGGTTTCTATAGATAGCGATATTGTTCCTACCAAAGATGATTAGGAAGCCGTTGTGGGCCGCTAGAGCGATAATCTGATCATTGTTGGGGAACACAGAGTTAATCGACAAAGAGCCTGAGTCGCCGCCTTGAAAGTCAGAGCCATCCAAGAGCCTGCTAAAGTACACAGTTTGCCTGTCACCAACAAGGTCTGCCATCCAGATACGACCATAAGCAGCTAAGGCACAGTTGGGCTTAAAGTCTGCTACAGAGTAGCCTGTAGGTAGTGTGCCAACATCACCTAACTGCTGAAAGCCAAAAGAGCCAGCATGGGAGTGTGGATTAGCAATAGTGGTTACTGTGCTGGTCAAAGAATTACCAACTGTGTATCCTGTACCGGCAGTAGAGACTGTCACAGTGGCTACACCAGTACCGCTAAGGGTTGCTACAGTTAGTTTAGCATTAGAACCTGTGCCGCCTGCTAGTGTCAATATATCGCCAACATTGTAGCCAGAGCCAGCAGCACTGACTGTTACTGTCGCTATTGGACCAGTACCGCCACCACCGCTAATCGTAGCCACAGAGAAGGTAGCGCCAGTGCCTGGAGTAGGTAAATTGTGGAAGACCAGTACAGGGTGTCCTGTCTGCACCATATAGGCATGGGAAACAGCATCAGAACCATCACCATAGGGCAAAGCTGCGGCTTGCCAGTTATTTCCTGTTATTGTATAAGACACATCGGCAGTGTTGGCCTGTGTCCTGACAGTCTTGGTGGTCATCGTTGTGGTGCCAGTAAACAACTTGTTATTACCGGCACTGATGGTCTGGTTGCCACCAACATCAATCATCTCAAAGATGAATTCTACAGCGTTAGCGGCACCTAAGTCTGTGTTGACTGCTGTGTTTACAGGTGTCCAGCCACGCCTAGCCCCAATACGACCATATCTATCGATAACACAATTCTGTGCCTTCAGAGCATAGCCTGAAGACAACTGAATACTGCTTTCTTGCGTGTTTAGGCCTAGAAAGCCCGGAGCAGCAATAGTAGCGGTCTGTATTCTTTTCATTAAATGGAACCCCAGATGAGTTCTTCAGGATAACGGTTAGCCTCAGCAGCAATATGGTCTGATAGAGACTGGCGATACAACTCATAAGCCTCAGCACTGTTTAGTCCATTGTCCTCACCACGCTCATTCAAAGCCTTAGCATAGGCTAGGAAGATTACAGGCTCTGATGGAACCTTGATCTGTGTCGAAGCAGCGGTAAATTCTGCCTGTGGCTTGATGACGTTAAAGTAGATGTCATAGACACTATCAGGGATAGGGTAGAGGTCTACCTGCGTATCTCCGTTGTTATCTACACCGTTAAAGTTATAACGATCAGGAGCGCCAACCAAGACTGTGCCACTGTTTAAGAACAACTCATCCATCTTCCTAGTTGTCTCATAGTTTAAGAACCAGTCAGACTGTGAGTTAATAACATCGATGACCTTAAACCGCTGACCAATACCAGTTAATACATAGTTAAACAGGTTAGCAGAGGTGCTAACAGTCAGTGTCTCTGACAGGGCATTCCAAGTATAGGAATCTTCAACCTGCCGTTTAGCATCGTTGATGAACCTACCAATAAGTTTAGAATAGGCATTGTCAGTAACGGCAGTAACCTCTGGCTCACGCAAGCGAACCAAGGTTTCATTGACAAGTTCTAAGTAAGTTTTGTTTGCCATTTAGCAATCCCATTTCTTTAGTGCTAAAGCTTTCCTTGTTGGTCTACCCTTAGAATCCTTCATAGGCCCTGGAACACCACTCATACGGGCACAGAAAGACTTCCTACGAGCAGCCTTCTTAGGAGACTTTGCAGCTTCCTTAGCGGACACGGGAGGCTTCAGGTTAG